GCCAAGAAGGCTCCAAAGAAGAAAGCTGAGAAAGCTAGTAAGGTTACTAAGGTTGTCGATGATGAGGATGGTCTCGAGTGCGTAGTGGTGGACGCCACTCGATGAGTGAAAGAGCTGAGCATCTCTCAAAACTGCTCAATCCTTTTAGGAACACCAATACAATAACATAGCCCCTGAAGTACTGGCCCGCCAGACACTAAGGTTGAGCGAAGTGCAAATAGCTCGATCGATAGCCTGGGAGACGAGGTTCGACTCCTCGCAGGGGAAGCCACTTTGAGCTTCGGGCACTCGTTAAACTGCTCTAGAGAGCTGAGCATCTCTTGAAACTGCTCGGACTTTCGATAGGAACACCAATACAATAAGGTATGGCACACAAAGTAACCGTTTACTCTAACTGGGAGAAGACCTCAGTGCATGAGTTCGAAACACTAGAGGAAGCTGAGCGGTTCGCTCAAGAGATGAAAGACCATCAATACTCTGTATTCATCGATGAGATCGATGAAGAGACTGATGAGGAACTCTGATACAATAACCATATGAAACTACTGCCCATCACATTCATCGCCCTGACCGTTGTACTCACCATCATCTCAGTCTTCTGGGCTGATTGGATCATCAGAGAGCTCTACACCAAGGACATCAACAACTGGTTGATCCTCGCTGGTGTGATCGTTACCTCGCTCTGCATCCCAAGAGCACTGAGCGGTATCCTTACACTCGCGATGGTTGTAGCTTCATTCTACATCCTATTCATCCGCTAAAGGAACACCAATACAATAAGACATCATGCACGACCAACCAACCAACAACAACTACCTCGCAGGCTATCTCGAACAATCCTTCAAGACCTTTCATCATGTACTCGAACGAGAGGCTATCATCAAGTGGAACAGTCCAGAGTATAAGAAGGTAATGGACTTGATCGCTAAAGAGCTTAAGAAGGCTCATGAAGCTGAAAGACAATTTTCAAATCGGTAGTGGTCATGAGAGAGACCCGGGCAATAGGAGAGCGTGGGGGCTCCCTAGAGAGCCCGGGTCTCTGAGACAACGCCGCGTCTAGAGACACCGGCGCTCCTAAATGCCTCCTATGGAGAGAGGTTTAGAAAGGGAAGTACAGCCATGTCTCCAAAATTTTTTTGCTATATCCTCAGAGACTCCAATAAGCGCGGTTCCTCGGAAATTTTTTTTGCGCGGATTCTGAGACTTCTATATAGGGGTCAGACTAAATAAGATGAGTGAGATATAAGAAATATAATGTAGATTTAGGAGACATTACTAAGTCCAATGTTCTTCCTGATCTTTCAAGCATCCATAATAATCTTTTAGAAGATAACGAGTACCTTAGAAAAGAAACAATGCTTGATGGTATAGTCGTATACAGAGCTAGAAATCCGTTTAGTAAACTTATTAGTATGAACTTACCAGAAAATCATCCTGCGTTTAATTTTGATATAGGTGTATCGTCTTGCTTTAAGCGTTATTTTCAGCCATCTACAAAAGATATAGAGAGACACGGAGATATAAGAGATCTTTTATTTAGATACATAGTACATCCTTTATTCAATAGCCTTAAAAAATGAGGCATCCATATAAGGCGACTAAATATAGAGGTAGTGAGGTATAAAGCTTATATAATTGGAGAAGATTTCGGTCCAGATTGGTTAGTATATTATGAGACTGAGATTGCTGTTCCAAGTCGTGGCGGTGGTGTTTATACAGTAGATGGAAGCGGTCATGTAATAAATTATAGAGATGATGGTTTAAGGCCTTATCCTTATTGTCTGGATAATATGTTCAAGAGAAAATATCCAGATAAAATAAGAGCTAGAAATGGTTATGGAATGAAGGTTGATTGCTATAAGTTAGATGACGGTATATTTTTCGATAATAATACTGAAGAGTTTAATGACTATACCGTCTATATACCAGAGACGCATCCTCTCTTTAATTTATCGTTCTTCGATCTTCCACACACAATAGATAACTTAGTACCTGATTATACAACAGCTAAGATAGCCGGTAAGTTGTGGCATAGTGTATCTGATCCTATTACTAATAGGATAGGTGACGCAGTACAATCCTCTTAATCTAAGACTATGATTAACACTCTTGTAATATCTGATATTCACTTAGGATCATCGGTATGTGATAGAGATAAGGTTCTTCAGATATTATCAACTCCCTTTAAGACTCTAATTATAAACGGAGATCTCTTTGACAATCACTCATTTAAGAGATACAATAAGAAGGATTGGAAGATCTTATCTAAGATACGTAAGCTATCAAAGACACACAGTGTGATATTAGTTAAGGGTAATCACGATGGATGTGCTGATTTCTTAGCAGCTATCACTGGTATGGAGTTTGTCTCAGAGTATTCTTTTACTATCGATAATATGAAGTATCACTGCGAGCACGGTGACGCTTACGATCACTGGATCAAATATAAACCAATCTCCACATTTATCTTTACAGGCATCTATTATTGGATACAGAAATTCGATAAGAGACATATTATTACACGGAGGTTAAAAGCATGGTCTAAGTCATGGGTAAAGGCTAAAGATCTAGTATCTCGAAGATTCCTAGACAAGAGAGGCGGTTCGTACGATGTGCTCATAGCTGGACACACCCACTACCCAGAGACTATTTATTCACGAGCGGCATGCTGCTATTATGTGAATACCGGATCGTTCTGCGATGAGCGGTGCTCTTATGTAGTAATAAGTGATGATGGCTCTTTTGATTTGAAATATATCTGACTAAATATAGAGAGTGAGATATAAGAAATATTCTGGTTTTTTAAGACATACGGACGCTGGGCCTAAACTCTTTGCGTATATTAATAATATTAAGAAAAAGCGCAATGTATCAGGTATACACGTTATAGATGGAGTATTTGCTATTAGTGATATGTCTCGAGGAGGGGGAATAGTGCCTACTGATCTTAAAGTTTATGTACCTGAAAGTCATCCCTTATTTAATTTTAATCTTACCTTTGAAGTATACCGCACAAGCAAAGTACCTGCTCCTGATTTTAGAAAATATGAGATAAAAATACGTCAAGTTGTAGATCCGCTTTTCAATAAACTGTTAGAAATAACAAAAAACGGTACCGAGCGTATAGGTCATTAAGACTAAATATAGAGGAAGTGAGATATTCGGTGTATGTATATTGTCCAATGATGAGTAGCGGTAGGAGTCTTTATGTAAAGAATCCAACTAATAATATGCGGAATGAAGAAAAAATAACAGGTATACGTACATCGGGAGGTATATATTTTAACTCATCGACATATAAGGGAAAGGTTCAAGATAATTCCTACCATGTTTATATTCCTGAAAAACACCCGCTGTTTAATTACGATTTAGCCTTTCGAGCACAAACAGATACCAAGCCAAGATATACACCTGAATCACGGGCGTTTCGAAAAGTTATGGAGCGGTCAGTGGAGTCGCTTCTCGATGAGATAGATAAAGAGATAGAACAAAGGCGTAATAAGCCTAAAGCCTGAGACTAAATATAGAAAGTGAGAGATTATAATCTTAGAAAGATTTATGAAGGTACTGCAGGTGATGAAAAGACCTATGTAGGTAATCTCACTATTGGTAAATATAAGCTTGTTAAGGATAAAGAGATTAAAGAATGTGATTACGAAAGTAATAAAAATAATAAGAAAATCATATCATCTGCTACAAAAAATAATATAGAGAAACTTAAAGAGGCTTTTAAATCTGATATAACAATTGATAAAATTTATAGAGCTGTAATTGCTACAACAAGATCAGTCTACTCAACATATATATCTGGTACTCTGAAAGGTGGGTCATTTATATGGGCTAGAATAGAAACGAATAGCGCTGGTGCTGGACAAACAAAACTATACTTTGAGGATGGATTTACAAATGCTGTTAAATTTATAAGTTATGTATTTACACCTACAACATTAGAAAAGACATCTGAAGGTACATACCGGATACACAACCGGGTTGAAAGAATTATTACTTATTCTACTGAATATGAGGAAGAGCAGATTGGTCCTAAACGCTTTGGTATAGTTAATTATGGCCCATCAGGAGACTATCATAGGATATCTTTACCGGCTCGTTTATCTTATGCACCTACCTCATATAATGCTCAATTTTATGAGAACGGCTGGCTGCGGTTTACAATATATAGCTATCTCGGAATGCATATGACTATTTCGTTTCCAGATCCTGATTGGGGATATATAGCTAAGGACGATGGATCGGATTATAGTTTTGATAAAATGTTTAGAGAGGATTTAAGTAAATGAGATACAAAATATACGGTGATGATATATTTGCTTATGAGCCACCTTTTGTTAGATCTTTAGATATAACAGATGAGATGGATGAGTATGATATTATCAATTATATAAATAAGTTTTGGAAAGTGCGTCATTACTATGATACAGCAAAAGGTGAGGGAAAAAAACCTAAGCTTATTATTGGTAGTGATAAGGATGGCTGTTTAACTCTCTTCTTAAAAACTGATGCATCTTTAAAAAGGTTAGGAATATTATTACCTGAGACGCACCCTCTCTTTAATCACTATACTATATGGAGTGCAAGATTTGACGTGGCAAGACGACGTCGTTCATTTACTGATTCTCCGATAAAATATTTTACTGATCAAATACAACAATTCATATATGATAACATTTAAGCAATATACACTATTAAAGGAGAGTTTTATAACTATGGCTCAAGGTAAGTTTATACCCGCAAAAGATCTGCTGTTAAATAAGAATTTAAATGAACTTCCTGAAATTAAGCCTTATGGTTTTTGGACGGATAGATCAGGTAATTTTAAAGAAGTTTATATGACGGGACTAAAAAGCAATGGTGGGCATGCCGGTGTAGCAGGAGAGATTATCGAGGCAGCTATAAACTATAAATATGATCACGGAGGAATGACTCCTGAAGAAGAGGATAAACTTAGAAGTGCACTAGCTCCTGGAAAATTCGGAGGAGTTTATAATGTGCTACTTACCTCAGGTTTTATGCATGTAGTATTGGCTGGTAATACATATTACTATAAAACAAATTCAGGTGCTCCCACACCAGGTCAAAAGAAGTTCCTTAACACTCTAACAGAACAATACGCAACGCCAATCGAATACGCTTCAGAGATATTTTAAAGTCCCTCCGCTCTTTAGCGGGGACTACCTTAGGACAAACTAAACGTGCTAGCGAGAGTCGTGCCTCCTAGCACGTTTTTTTATTCAGTCTTAAGTTTAGCTTCCTCTAGCTCTGCTTTAGTAACATGCAACTTACACTTACCGTATTGGAAGAATACTTTATCACCTTCCTTACGAGTGACGGTAATATAATCTTCACCAAACCCACAATTTAAATTTGCTAGCTCTGCCTTAAATTCTGCATTAATATAAACTTTATCGTCCATTGTCGTTGTATTATATATACTATTTAACCACTTTGCACTATTATAATATTGATTTTTTACAAAAAAATATTATTATTTTTTTATGAAGATTCCTAAAACAGTAGTTAAGGCTATTAAAAGACCCGGCATTCACGCTAAATCTAAGACCTCACATCTCAAGCAATCAAAGAACTATAAAAAGCGCTACAGAGGTCAAGGCAAGTAATATGACAGTAAAGTTTATCGATAAGATGGGCTCAGACCTATCTGTAGTTAACGCTGCAAGAGTTTCTTTCGATAAGGTATCTGAGCTTAATACAGATGGATCTCTTAAGTCTGGTGATGAGAGACTTATCGCCTTTCTAGCTAGAGAGAATCACTGGACTCCTTTTGGGCATGCGTCACTATCATTTCATATTAAAGCTCCTATATTTGTAGCAAGACAGCTAGTTAAGCATACGGTTGGACTTGTCTGGAACGAAGTAAGTAGGAGATATGTAGATTCAACTCCTGAATTTTACGTTCCTAATAAGTGGCGTAGACGTAATGAGGATAAGAAGCAAGGATCTCATGAAGATCAGTTTGTTGATCTTAGTTATTCGGAAGAGCTTACTATCAATAATATCATGGATACTGCTCTTGACATGTATAACGGGCTGCTTGAGATTGGCGTTTGTGCTGAGCAAGCTCGTATGATTCTTCCACAGAATACTATGACAGAGTGGTATTGGTCTGGTTCACTTCATGCTTTTGCTAGAGTGTGTAATCTTAGATGTAAAACAGACACTCAAAAAGAAACGAGAGATGTAGCGGATCAAATTGATATTATAGCAAGAGAACATTTCCCGATTAGTTGGAAGTATCTTAGATCTCATTAAGTTATTTATTTTTTAAATGGAATTTAATTAACTCAATAATAAATATTTTTATATGAAAAGACTATCTGAAGATAAAATTCAATTATGCGGTCGTAAAAATTCTTGCTGCCCTATCATCACTAAACTAGACGATGGTAACTATGAGGTTCTTGACGACTATGGTAATACTATTAAGGTAAAAAAAGAAGAGCTTGAAATGGTATCTGATGCAGTTAAAGCTCTAGATGCTCCTGTTATTGAAGAGAAACTAATCTGTGGCTGATTTAATTTTACACACAGTATCTTGTATAGGCCTATGCTTTATTTTAAAGTATGGGTCTATACTTTCTTATTTTAGAAACAAGCTAGTTAGCCTAAACAATTATTTTAAGGAGCTTTTCTCTTGCTCGTTATGTCTGGGTTTCTGGTCAGGCTTAATAATAGGACTATTAAGCCCTTATAACCCTATTTTATTCTGCACATATGGAGCAGCAATATGCTGGTATGCAGATTTTTTATTAGATTGGGTAGATAAGAATAGTTAATTCTTTTTAATAAAGATTAACATATCTAATAGAGCTTCGGTAGATGTTTGCTGACCTTTTATTTCTAACAATTCTGTTATATAATTAATTAAAAGGTTTTTAGAAATTGTAGATTCCTCCTCAGCTTCGTAAGGTAAAGTATAAGTAGGCATACCTTCATCAGGTCCACCGCCGGGTAGACCACCTTTATAGTAGGACGTTTTGTCCTGCGTTATATTGGTTTGACCTCTAGCCATACTTGATAGATCCACTATCGCAGGATATGCCTCAGTATACACGTCTTGCAATTCTCTTAGAAAGCTACTCATTGAATATATTTATTATTAATATACAATTTAATCATGGAAAAGAAGCAAGTAAGTTATGAATATATTTCGTTTATAGTTGATCTCTTAGAGCAGCGTGTACGAACAGATTATGACTTTATTGTAGGGGTCGGACGCGGAGGTCTTATTCCAGCTACTATGCTTGCATATAAACTTAAGAAGAAAGTAATTTCTTTTGGTATTAATACGTATAACGACATGATTCAGACTGATAAATATGTCATCTATCAACCAATTCCTGCTCCAACCAAACAATCAAAGATTCTAGTTGTGGATGATATATGTGATACCGGGAACACTTTTAATATTATTAGAGATATTTATAATAAAGAAAATCATTTAGATATTGAGTTTGCATCATTGTTTGTAAAGGATAGCAAATCACATCTGGTTGATTATTATGGTTTATCCGTTTCAGATGGTATTTGGTTGGATTTCCCTTGGGAATAATATATAATAGAAATTATGGATCGAACTTTAATCTGTCTTATATCCGGTAATAAGTATACCTTTACAAAGGATTATTTCGCTAAGCGAATTGAAGAGTATGGAAACGCGGAAGATCTTAAAAAATACTTTGTAACAAAAAAGGTAAGATCGCTTATTGAGCGTGGCTACAGCGTACAGGAAATCCGTAATATTTTAAGCATTGTAGATGACAATCTACCGGGTCCAGATTCACAGGATATAAAGGAAGTAGTTAATTACTATAGTGTTCGTAAAGATGTAACGAAGAAAGCTGCTCTGAACTTTGCTACTCATAAATCCGATCCAGATGTAGCTGTTTTGATAAATAATATTAGAGATTTAAAACTATGACAACTAAGAAATTTATACCAACAGTAGGAAACAATAATACAGTAAAATTATTTAACGCAGCAACAGGGCAATTACATCGAATTATAAATGTTGAAGGTACCATTATTTCACAACCTATATGCCTTGAAAACGAAATGTATGTTACTGTTAAACAGGGTAACTTTAGCATGATAAAGTATTATTCGTTACCTAACGGAAGCCTTAAAAAAACACAACCTCTTTAATAGACATTCTAACCTATTAAATTAAATATCTCTATGTTGAGGGAGTATAGTATCTTTGAGGAGCAGATAAGTCGTAAACCAAATAGATATCCATGGACGGAACAGTTCATTGAAGCCATGCATAATGGTTTTTGGACCGACAAGGAATTTAGTTTCAAGTCTGACGTGCAGCAATTTAAGGTTGATTTAACTGATCAAGAACGCGAAATTATAGTCCGTACACTATCAGCTATTGGTCAGATTGAAGTAGCAGTAAAAACGTTCTGGGCGAAGCTAGGTGAGAATTTACCGCACCCATCTCTGCAAGACCTAGGCTATGTTATGGCTAACGTTGAAGTTATTCATAATAGCGCATATGAACGTTTACTTAGTGTTCTAGATCTTGAAGATATCTTTGAAGAAAACTTAAAGCTTGAGTGGATTCAAGGTAGAGTTAAATACCTACGTAAGTATACTCATAAGTTCTATAAAGATTCGAAGAAGCAATATCTTTATGCATTGATATTGTTTACTCTCTTTGTTGAGAATGTTTCTCTGTTTTCGCAATTCTACGTTATTAACTGGTTCGCTAGATTTAAGAACGTTCTCAAAGATACCGACCAGCAGGTAAAATATACGCGTAATGAAGAGAATATTCACGCTCTCGTAGGTATCCAAATTATTAACACTATTCGTGAAGAGCTTCCTGAATTGTTTGATGATGAGCTCGAAGAGCGCATTGCACACGAGGCGGAGGAGGCTTATAAATCAGAGGCTAAGATTGTTGATTGGATGGTTAACGGTATCAATGAACCGGGACTTTCTGCACCTATCCTTAAAGAGTTTATCAAGAATAGAATTAACGAATCACTTCAACAAATTAAATTCAAGCCAGTTTTCGAAGTAGATAAAGAGGTATTAGAGTCTACCATATGGTTCGAGGAAGAGCTACTCGGTAATAATATGGCAGATTTCTTCCATACAAGACCAACTGAGTACGCTAAGAAGAATCAATCATTTGACGAAGACGATCTTTTTTAATTTTATGCGAGAATATAAATGGCTTAACAAGGACTCAAGAAAGTTCCTCGAAAGAGGATATTTAGAGGAAAATGAAACACCAGAACAAAGAATTCAAAATATAGCTGATAGAGCGCAGCATCTATTAGGTATTGATGGCTTCTCTGACAAGTTTCATGATTATATGTCTAGAGGGTTCTATTCCCTAGCGTCTCCTATTTGGTCAAACTTTGGACGTAAAAGAGGCTTGCCTATTTCTTGTTTTGGTAGCTTTATTCCAGATGATATGGAACAGATTCTATACAAGATGGGTGAGATTGGAACTATGTCAAAAGTAGGGGGTGGTACTTCAGCTTACTTCGGTGCAGTGAGAGGTCGCGGAGCTCCTATCTCGTCAGGGGGGAGTGCTACCGGAGTACATCATCAACTAACAGTATTTGATTCTCTTATTAACTATGTTTCACAAGGCAACGTACGTAGGGGCTCGTTTGCTGCTTATTTACCTATCGATCATCCAGATATTGAAGAGTTCCTTAGGATTAGATCTGAGGGTAATTCGATTCAAGATCTCTCTATTGGCGTTTGCGTTTCGGATGAATGGATGAAGTCAATGGTTGAGGGAGATAAAGATAAACGTAAGCTTTGGGGCACAGTGATTAAGAAGCGATTCGAGTCTGGGTATCCGTATATCTTCTTTTCTGATAACGCTAATAATCAAGCGCCGCAGATGTATAAAGATAAAGGGTTGAAGATTAACGCTTCTAATCTTTGCACTGAGATTTTTCTTTCTACTAGCGATGACGAGTCATTTGTATGTGATCTTTCATCACTTAATCTCGAAAAATGGGATGAGATTGCTGAAACAGATGCTGTAGAAACGCTCGTTTACTTTCTTGATGCTGTAATGTCTGAGTTTATTGAAAAGACAGATGGTGTTAAGTTTATGGAAGCCCCGCGTAAGTTTGCCGTTAATCAGCGCGCACTCGGAGTAGGTATTCTTGGATGGCATTCATTGCTTCAATCGAAAATGGTATCGTTTGAATCAATGGAAGCTAAGATGATGAATAATGAGATCTGGCTCTCTATTAGAGAGAAAGCAGATAAAGCAACAGCTGAGCTAGCTTCTAAATTTGGTGAACCGCCGATGCTTGAAGGTTATAATAGAAGAAATTCTACTACACTAGCTGTAGCACCTACAACATCAAGTTCGTTTATTTTAGGCCAAGTTTCACCTTCTATTGAGCCTCTTAATAGTAACTACTTTGTCAAGGATCTTGCTAAAGGTAAGTTTACTTATAAGAATCCTTATCTAGAGAAGCTTCTAAAAGAGAGAGGTAGAAACGATCAAGAGACGTGGAAGGATATTTTAACACACGGGGGATCGGTTCAGCATCTAGATTTTCTTACTAGAGAAGAAAAAGATGTGTTTAAGACGTTCGGCGAAATCTCTCAGAAAGAAATTGTTATTCAAGCGGCGCAAAGACAGAAGCACATCGATCAAGGTCAATCTCTAAATCTAATGATACCACCTACAGCTAAGCCAAAAGAAGTAAATGAGCTTCTTATCTTTGCATGGGAGCAAGGCATTAAGTCACTTTACTATCAGCGCTCAGCTAATCCTTCGCAAGAGCTAGCTAGATCTATTACAACCTGTTCAACTTGTGAAGCATAACTTTAATTTTATGAAATGGAAATATAAACTAACTGATGAAGAGAAAGAAGAAAGCTCACAACCGCCTCAGCAAATTTTTATTACACCGGGCGCTAGTGGAGGGTCTGGAGCAGGTAATGTTCGTGTAGTTGAAAATACTATTTTCTTTTATGCAGATGTAACAGAACAAAGTGCTCTAGATTTAAATCAAGCTCTTTATGAGGTTGATGCTAAGTTGAAAAATACATCTAACTTCCTCGGGCCTAATTTTACACCGCATATTAAGCTCCGTATTAACTCTTACGGTGGATCACTATTTGCAGGTCTAGCTATTCTAGACACAATTAGAAATCTTAAGTCAGATGTTCATACATACGTTGATGGATCTGCTGCATCAGCAGCTACTATTATCTCTATTGCTGGTGCAAAAAGATATATTGGTAAAAACTCTATGATGCTTATTCATCAGCTCTCTACCGGTACATATGGTAAGTATTCAGAGCTTGAAGATGATATGGAGAACAACAAGCGCTTAATGAAGATGATCAAAGATATCTACAAGCAGTATACTAAGGTACCGATGAAAAATATCGACGAGATCCTCAAGCATGATCTGTGGTTTGACTCAGCTAAGTGTCTTGAATTCGGTCTGGTTGACGAAGTATTGTAGTTATTGCGGCGCTGCTGTCTTACTACCACCGGAATCAACACCACCGTGCACGTGGTTAACTAAAGATATACCGCTTGCAATAACATCAGCATCTGAGGTAATATTACCGACTGCACTAATCTCTGATTCGCATGAAATATTACCTGTTGAATGAATTGCACCGTGAACTGTTAAGTTGCCAATAATCTTAACGTCACCTTCAATAGTGACGTTACCCTTAATTGTATTTTCATCACAGTCTACATTTAGCGTTCCTCCTGTAACTTCTG